GGAAAACACGCAGGAGAAGTTCATACTTACGGTAACCCGGCAAACATGAGTATGTATCTGACAGTCAGAGAGTTGGAAGAGAAGTTTGAAGAGATAGCAAGGAGGTGTTTCACATGATTGACTGCGAAAACGAAGTCTATACAAGGCTTGCAAAAGTCTTGCGGGAGAAGTTCCCGAAGATTGACATTGCCAGTGAATATGTGAAATCTCCTTCTTCTTTTCCTCATGTGAGTATTACCCAGAGTGACTGCTATATCCCTGCGGAGTGGCAGGACAGCAGCATGAAGGAGAATATGGTTATTGCCATGTTTGAAATCAATGTCTACTCCAATAAGGCAGAGGGTAAGAAAACAGAATGCAAGAAGATTATCAAAGAAATCAATGACGCATTGTACTCCATGAATTTTAGGCGCACGGCTATGACCCCGGTTCCGAACATGGAGGACGCAACAATCTATCGGATTACAGCCCGCTTCCGTGTGGCAACCGATGGAAAACACTTTTACAGGAGGTAAGTGAAATGGCTACAAGTACTTATATGACCTTCCTCATGCACAAGAACCAGGCTACATGGGAGAAGCTGCTTGACATTACTGAGTTCCCCGACCTGGGCGGTGACCCGGAACTGCTTGAAACCACCACTCTGTCTGACAAAATGCAGACCTATGTGAATGGTGTTCAGAGCAATGACGGTATGACCTTCAATGCCAACTATGACCACACTGAGTATAAGGCTCTGAAAGCCCTTGAGGGTAAGAATGAGGAATACGCGGTATGGTTTGGTGGTACTGAGACTGCAAGTTCCCCGACTCCTACGGGTTCTGAGGGTAAGTTCAAGTTTGCAGGCGAACTGTCCGTCTATGTCACTGGCGGCGGTGTGAATGAGGTTCGTGGCATGGCAATTACGATTGCCCCGTCCACTCCTATCACTGAGGACGAAGAGTAAGATTGCATTTAATTTTGAGAATTAAAGGAGAGTTGAGCAATGGCTAAACAGATTGTTTTTACCTATGAAGATAAGGAATATACGCTTGAGTTTACCAGGCGTACTGTCAAGCAGATGGAGGATGAGGGCTTTGTCGCACAGGACATTGACCGTAAGCCTATGACTCTGCTTCCTGCTCTTTTTGCAGGTGCATTCAAGGCGCACCATCGTTTCGTGAAGCAGGATGTGATTGACAAGATTTATGCGGGTATGCCCCATAAGGATGAACTGATTGGCAAGTTGGCAGAGATGTACAATGACCCGATTGTGACTCTGATGGAGGAACCCGATGAGAAAGCGGTAAAAAACGTGAGTTGGGAAGCGAACTGGTAACGGGTTCGGACTCCCAGGCTGCAACGGGCGGCGGCAACCGCCGCTTGCCCGTTGTTTATCGTTACGGGGAAACTTTTGAAAAACTCTGCGGTTATTACATGAGTCTGGGTATGGGCTATCACGATTACTGGGATGGCGATTGTGAGATGGCAAGGTACTACAGGGATATGGATGAAAAGGTCAAAGAACGGAAGAATGAAGCCCTTTGGCTACAAGGTCTGTATTTCTATGAAGCATTGGTTGACGCTTCCCCGGTACTCAACGCTATGAGCAAAAAGCACAAGCCTATTCCTTATAGGCAGGCTCCTATTCCTCTTACCGAAGCACGTCATAGACAGCAGCAAGAGGAAGAGAATCACAAGAAGCTGAATGCAGGTAAGGAAGCCATGAAGCAGATAATGGCAGGGGTTAATTCAAAATTCAAACGGAAGGAGGAATAAATCATGGCAGTTGAGATTGAAGGTCTTGAGTTTCAAATTGAAGCGAAGTCTGAAAATGCCGCTAAAGGTGTGGACGCTCTGATTAACAGCTTCAATAAGCTGAAAGCAGCAACCAAAGGCGGTGCAGGTCTGAACAATATCAGCAAGAAACTGGACGCAATCAGCAATGCAAAGCTGAGTATGTCCGGGATTGAGAAGATTGAAGATTTGACAAAAAGCCTTAACTCTCTGAGCAATGTCAAGATTTCCTCCACAATCTCTAAGAGAATAACTGAAATCGGTGCTTCTCTGGATAGTCTGGACTGGTCTGGTGTGGAAAAGGTTGAAGCACTCAGCACTGCTCTACAGAATATGCAGGGCATTCAGATTCCGAATATGAGAAACATTACTGGGAACCAGACGGCTACGCCTGCCGGGACTGCGGCTCCTGCTGCGGCAGCAACGAATGCTGCTTCGGCGGCAACCTCTGGTATTACTCAGTATACGTCACAGGTTACGGCAGCAACCAGTGCCACTCATAATTTCGTATCTTCACTGGGTAAAGTGGTTGGTGCAGTGGGTGGATTTACGGGTATTACATATCCGTTTGTGCAAGTTAAAAATGCACTGGGCGCACTTCCTGCCAAAATCAAAGAAGTGATTGGAAACCTGGGAACGCTTTATCAGAAGTTTGTGGATACGGGCGGTGTCCTGGGTCTGTTCGGACGAAGTATCAAAGCGGTTGCTTCTACACTGGGTTCTAAGTTGGCTGCGGGCATGAAGAACGTAACGTCCAACCTCAAGAAAATGAACCCCGTGGCTCAGATTACAAATGGTAAGTTGGGACAGTTGTTCTCTTCCTTAAAGCGTATTGCAATGTACCGTGCAATTCGATTCTTCTTTTCACAGCTTACGGCTGCAATGAAGGAAGGCATTCAGAATTTGTATATGTACAGTTCTCTCATGGGCGGTACGTTCAAGGGAAGTATGGATAGTCTGGCAACCAGTTTCCAGTACCTTAAAAACAGCATGGGTGCTATGGTGGCTCCGCTCATCAATATGATTGCTCCTGCGGTGGACGCTCTGATTGATAAGTTTGCAGCACTGCTGAATATTGTCAATCAGTTCTTCGCCCGTCTGTCTGGTGCAACCACCTTCACGAAAGCGAAGAAAGCGGCAGCTTCCTACGGCGATTCCATTTCTGGTGCGGGTAAGTCTGCGAAGAAAGCGGCAAAGGATATTAAGGACGCTACGGTTGGCATTGATGAATTGAACATTATCAGTCAGAAGGATTCCAGTGGAAGCGGCTCTGGCAGTAAGAACTACGGTGATATGTTTGAAACCGTGCCGATTGACAGTAGCATTTCTGAGTTTACCGACAAGCTGAAAGCAGCACTGGACGCAGGTGACTGGAAAACCCTGGGTACTCTACTAGGTGAAAAGTTCAATGAGATTGTGGATAGCATTGACTGGTCTGGTATCGGTCACAAGATTGGATACGGACTGAACGGTGCGATTCAGACAGCATACTGGTTCCTAAAGACAGCGGACTTCAAGAACCTGGGTAACCATATAGCAGAACTGCTGAATGGTGCAATGGAGGAAATTGACTTCACATACCTGGGCAGACTTCTGGTTCGTGGTGTCACGGTAGCCCTTGATTTTATGATTGGCTTGCTTGGCGGTTTGAATTGGAGCCTTGTGGGAAAGAGCATTGGCGATTTCTTGAAGGGTGCATTCAATGAAGCCCAGGAGTGGATTGCAAGCTATAACTGGAACAAAATGGGCAAAGACCTGTGGAAGAATCTCAAGGCTTGTATTAAGGGCATTGACTTTGCAGGTGTGGCACAGAGTTTCTTTAAGTTACTGGGTTCTGCTCTGGCGGCTGCGGTTAGTTTTATTGCAGGTTTCGTGCAGGGTATCTGGGAGGACATTACTGGGTATTTCCAGGAATATCTCACCAATGATGACGGCACGAAGAAGTGCGGTCTTGACTGGGTAGCGGGTCTGCTTGAGGGTATCTGGGACGGCATTAAGAATATCGGCAAGTGGATTAAGGAGAACGTATTTGACCCGTTCATTGAGGGATTCAAAGAGTGCTTCGGTATTCACTCTCCTTCTACAGTAATGAAGGAGATGGGCGGTTATGTTGTCGAAGGTTTCTTACAGGGACTCAATAAGTTCAGTGAGATTGCAGGCAAGGTTAAGGAATGGGCAGGCAAGGTCATTGAGTGGTTCACGAAGGGTGAGGACGGCAAGGGTATTGTTGAACATTTCAAGGAAATCGGCGGCAATATCGTAAGCGGCTTCAAAGACAAGGTTGGTGGTACTTATACCACGGTCAAGTCTAACGTGACCACCTGGGCAAGCAAAGTGAAAGACTGGTTCAGCAACAACTCTTTTGGTGGAGTAAACAGCGATACTTTCAGTACCTTTGCGAACAACACGATTGAAGGTTTCCGAACCAAAGTCGGTAGTGCCTATACCAACACCAAAACGAATGTGACCACCTGGGCAAGTAAGGTTAAAGAATGGTTCACCAATAGTTCCTTCGGTGGCGTAAACTCTACGAACTTCCAGACGTTTGCCGGGAATGTTATTGAAGGTTTCCGTACAAAGATTGGCAACACCTACACAACTACGAAGTCGAACATGACTACATGGGCGGCGAATGTGAAGGAATGGTTTACGGGAAGTGGTTTCGGCGGTGTCAACTCCACCAACTTCCAGACCTTTGCCAATAACATTATTACGGGATTTAAGGACAAGGTTGGTTCTGCGTATGTGAATACGAAGAGCAACATGACCACTTGGGCAACCAATGTGAAGTCCTGGTTCAGTTCTATTGCTTCCAACTCTGCGTTCTCTGGCTTTGCTACGGACGTGGTAAACGGATTTAAGAACCGTATCAGCGGTTATTACTCTACGGCACAAAGCAGCATGAGTACTTTCGGTAGCAGTGTGAAGAGTTGGTTCACTGCACATTGTTCCTACAACAGTTTCTACAATGTAGCTTCTGATGTGGTCAATGGCTTTAAGAACGGTATCGGCGCACTGTATAGCACCTGTAAGAACACGATTTCTTCCTGGGGCAGTTCGATTATCAGTTGGTTCAAGGACAAACTGGATGTGAACTCTCCGTCTAAGGTGTTCTATGAAATCGGCGGTTTCGCCGTTGCAGGTTTCAACAATGCGATTACCCAGGTGGGTAAAAGCACAAAATCCGTAGTCGGTACATGGGCTGACTCGTTTACGAATTTCAGTCCGACAATGGCACTGGCGGTGGATACTTCTTCTCTGAAATATTATGACTCTGCGGCGTTCTCCCGTTCCATCTCTACAGATGTACAGAGTCGTACAGAGATTGCTTCCTCTGGTTTCCGTGAAGCTATGGAAGAGTTCTACCATGAGTACATGGAGCCGACCCTGGTTCAGATGGCTGACGATATGCGCCGACAGGCTGATAAGGAAGAGAAAACCGTTGTGCAGGTTGGTGACCGTGTGGTGACTGACGCTGTTACAACTCAGAAGAAAGCCAATGGCTACAGCTTTACAGGATAAGGAGGTAATGAGAAATGGCGTATTTGGCAATCAATGGCTATGAGTTACCTCCGTGCAAGAGAGGTGTCAC